AGGAAGGGTAGGGGCGATCGCTGTTCTTTGCAGACTTACGACCACAGGCTTCACCTGTTTTCAAATCAACCCACTCTTCGTTAAACCATTTACTCAGGCCACCTTTGTATTTCTTTGCCATTATCGGTAACCTCCTCCACGTTTCTTGTACTCCTTAACAAGCCATCCATTAGCATAAGCTGAGGGGTACACATCAAACTTACGCTTAGCTTCAGCCTTAACCCTTGAGTACAATGCTTTATCTGTAGGGGTAGGTTTAGATAGTGGGCCTTTTCTCTCAGCCATGGTTGCCTCCTAGTATGACATTAATGCTGGATACTCTGACTTCATAATAGCAATAACCTTACGCACTGCGGTGGGGTCGTGCATGAAGTTTGCATCATGTACATCAATGTTGTATTTAGTTAAAATGTCTAAAGCTACTAGATCAGGGATGGTACATGCTTTCTTGTACCCAATATCCTTGCGACCTATTCGAGTACCTTCTCGGTCAGCTTTAGCTTGTGCTATAAAAGGTGCAGCATCCTGATGGATCTGGAAGTCACCTGTGCTTGTATCAATACCACCTGTCATTCCACCTGCGGTGTTGATACCATAATAATTAGATCCCATTAGTCCTACCTCTTATTCTTTAATTCGTTATCGCTACAAAGCGACCAGTCTTACCAATAACACCCAACACTGGGTTAACAATAACAAAGTCAATGCTACCTTTAATAAAGCGTCCTGATGTTAGTTCATAACCACCACCTGTTGCATCTGCGGTTACCCACACACAGTCTTCAGCAGGGAGGTTGTACTGCACTCCAGCTGTAAAGCCGTTAGCAGTTGTTCCAATTGTACCTTTAATTACCATCATAATTACTTATCTCCTAAAGCAATAATAAAAAAAGGGGAAGCAGCCCTAAAGCCACCTCCCCCATAGATGTTACTCTAAAGTCTTACTTAAGACCGTAGATAGCACCACAACCCAATGGGTTCTTAACTTCAAACGTGTTCTCTTCTACCAACATACCAACAGTAGAATCACCCTTCTGGCCTACATCTACTTCAGCCAAAGGACGCAGAGATGCAACTGCAAACCACTGAGGATCATATACAAGTGCACATGAGTCAGAGTAGTCATTCGCAGTACCAGCAGTGCCAGTCTGGAGACCCATGATGTAGTTTGGAACTACCATCAGATCACCAAAGTCAGACATGTAGATATCAACAGACTGACGTAACTTGCCATCTGCATCAATGTTACGCTGAACGCCAGTGTCACCAACCATCAGGTCAGAGAAGTCACGACGAAGCTTAGGAGACAACATGATCTTAGTTGCCTTACCGCCTTGCTCGTAGATCTTCTGCATGGTGCCGTCAATGTCAGTCAGGCTCAGTGCTGAACGAGAAGCATCAGCCAGCAAAGTAGGAGCGTGAGTGCCCTTACCAGCGTTAGCGCCAACAGCAGTACCAGAAGCAAAAGTACAAGTCTTCTCGTCATTTACGTATGACTGGAAACCACCCATGGTACGAGTACCAGAGCCGTTAGCAACCTGATAGCCATTTACCAGATCGTGCTCGATGTCACGACGAAGCTCAGTACCACGCTTCTTCAACTGGTATGCGTACTCATCAGCAACGCCAGCCTGATCTACTGCACGACGAGTGCCGGATACAGCAATAGTCTTACCGTTGATCTGAGTGTAGTTACCCAAGCGAGTGCGTGATGGGCCAACAGGGTTGAACGCAGCACCGCCTTCAGTTTGAGAAGCACCGGGCTGTGCGTAGTCAGCACCGTCAACCAGCTTAGAGTTGCCGGGTGCAGCTAGCTCGTCAGTCTGCCATTCGTGGTAGATTGCAGTAGCTTTGCTTTTGCCGATAGACGACAGGAAAGGAGTCTCATCACGAGTGATAAGGGAGATGAAGTTAGCAAGATCTTCACGTTGTGAAACATTGCTGTTACTAGTTCCAGAGGCAACGCCTCCAGCTGGGCCTGTGGTAGCTCGACCGCCAATTGTAGCCATAATAGTATTCCTTATATTTAATTAGAGTTTCAGAGAGTTTGCTGCATAATCCCGCAGAAAAGCCATCTGGTCATCAGAGGAGGCATCTTCACGGAAGGCTCTTGCCTTCGTCATCTTGGATGCGTCCTGCTTCTGACGATTGGGTGACTTCGCCTTTTTGGTAGGTACTGCTTTCTTTGAAGGAGCAGCCTTACGTTTGGCTTGGCCTTTAGTGACACCTTGCTTTAACACACGGTAATCATTCAATAGCCGAACAATATTAGGATCAACAATAGAATCTACAAGCTCTTCCGATACGCCTTCGCCTACGGCAAAGCTACGTATTTCAGCAGCTAGCTCAGCATTAAACCCGGGTAGCTGCTCTTCAATGTTATCACTGAAGTAAGTCAGTTGTTCTTCCCAGAGTTGTTCCTGAACAGATTGTTGTTGTACTTTCAGTTGTTCTTGTAAGCCTTCACGCTGCTTGCGAGCATTCCAGTATCTTTTCTGGACTTGTTCACGTTGATCCTTCAGTTCGCTAACCTCGTAAGTATCACCAGCTTCACGAGCCGTATCAATCTTGGCCTCGATGTCATGGTATTCTTTAGCTAGTTTTTGTTCAGTTCCTACTAGAATTGCAGCAGAAGCGTTACCAAGTTCTTGCACTTCAGCGAGGGCTTGTGCCCGTTCGTCTTCAAGTGCTTTCTTAGCTTCGCCTAGTTCACGACCCTTTTTACTAAGTGAGCTGTCAGTCTGATAGCCTTTCAGGAGATCCGCAAAGGATACATCCAGTTCTTCACCATCAATCTTAACACGGACTTTAGCGTCCAGATCTAAATCGTCAGCAGTAAACACATCGGTCTCTTGGGTAGAATCTTCTTCATCCTCATCCTCTGTCTCTTCTACTTCCTCTTCGTCTCCCTCTTCAGTAACGGTTTCATCAGATTCTTCAGGGTCTTCTACTTCGTCTGATTCCACCGGGTCAACCTCTGGAACTTCCTCATTAGGTAGCGAGGCTTCGTTCTCAATGAAATCTGAGTTACTTAGCACGGCATCTAGGAGGCTCTGTTCGGTCTGACCATTATCGGACATCTGCACATTGTCATCCATAGCGGGTAGAGTAGTGTTATCTGTCATAGTTTATTCCTCTTCTATTTAGCAACAGCTTTCTTAGCTGCTACCTTTTGCGTAGTTGGTTTAGTTGCTGGTACTAAGTTAGCTTCATAACGATCCTTGAGAGCATATAGGCTCACCAAGTTGTTTGAGTTTAACTTACATTTACCTGCACTACGCATTGAATCATATTCTAATAATCCAATCATCCCTACTACATTCTCTAGCAGGGTTTCATAATTAATTGTTCTACTGTCCATTATCCTCGACCTCTCTTTCTAAGTGTGGTATGTTCTTTCCGTACATCTCGTATTGTGCTAGCTTGGCTTTAACGTCCCCCAAGGATAAGACACAGGAGTAAATAAACTCTCTGGTCTTATTCTCATGGGGTTCCGTATTGAGGAACTGAAGGTAGTAATCTACCATCAACTCCCCATAAGCCCCTGTGAAAAACTCTTCACGCTCTCTTGAAGCGAATTGAGCATTCACTAGGGCTTGTTTAGCTAGGACATCTGGATGTACATTCTTCAACCGCTTCTCGGCTGTCTGCTTGTACTTATTCATCCTGTTCCTCTTATTAGATTGGTAATTGTTCTTGCATCATTGCCATCATCTCTTGTTCAGACATCTGGCCTTGTGGAGCTTGTTCTTGTGGCATAGGTTGTTCCATTGGTTGCTCAGCCCCACCACCCATTACTTCAGACACCATTCCTAGTATCTGTTCGTATGTTGGGTGCTCAGGGATAACAGCTCCTTCCTTCTGTGCTTTGATCGTTAGATCAGCCCACTCTTGGAAGTGCTTATCAATAGCCACAGCCATTTGCTTAGAGTTGTCTTGTACAGTGTTAGCACTCTGTGCATCAGTGTAACGAACATTAGCTTCCGACAGATCAACATCAGCCGCAGCCTTTCTGTTCTGAAGTTCCTGTGTCTTCTGGGCACTTTCAGTTTGTGATTGAACTGCCTGAGCAGCCTTCTCTTTAAACTCATCAGTGGTGTAGTCTTCTAAGAAGTCATCACTGGATAGTCCCATAGCTTCTAACAGTTTAGTTGCAAGTACCGCAGGTGACTCTGGCTTGATGATACTGCCAGCTCCAGCTGAGTTCAAGCTAGGTAAGATCTGTTGACCTACTGTTGTTAGCTTATTGATCAGGTTAGCATTACTGTTCTCACCGATGTCCAAGATGACATCACATTCCATACGGTCTGGTAGGTTTCCACAATCCACAACTTCTGTCATACCACCAACACAGACATTCATCTGGTTGATCTGCTTACGGATAGTTGAGTACACACCCTCACATAGACGCTTGAGACCTGTCTCAGCGAACCTACGGG